GCTATGTTAAGAAAATTCAAATCAGAAGATGTAATACATAATGCATCTGAATTCTTAACACTTTGTGGAATTTCTTCATAATTTCTTAATATTGAAATACCCTATTTAGAGAAACGATTACATAGTTATTGAGGAACTAACTTAAATGACTTTATGAAATCGTTTCTTTTATTATTGTTACTTCCATTTGTAACGTATTCGCAAGACACCCTATTTTCCAAACAATTATCAACGGTAACAGTCCGTTCGGCAGGCAAGAAATCCACCGAAGCAGCTGTAATAACTACAATTCGTAATTCATCCGTAGTTTCGGACGGAGTATCTATTGATTTTATTAAAAAAACACCTGACAGAAATGTGGGTGATGCACTTAAAAGAGTAAGTGGCGTAACAATACAAAACGATAAGTTTGTATTAGTAAGAGGATTAGCGGATAGATACAATTCGGCTTTATTAAACAAAACCCTATTACCATCAACTGAACCTGACAGAAGAGCATTTTCATTTGATATAATTCCAACATCTTTAATTGATAATATTATAGTTGCTAAATCGGCATCCGCAAATCAACCAGGTGATTGGGCCGGTGGTTTGGTGCAAGTTTCAACAAAAGAAGTATCCGATAACTTTTTTAATATCTCATTGGGAAGTGGTTGGGGCTCGGTTTCAACTTCGAAAGATTTCAAGTTAGTTCAACCTACTGATTTCCCTTCCACCTTCCCATCTACTTACAAATACAGAATTAGCGGAAATGGTGATAAAAGATTATTTACGAAACAATTTGGTAACCCAATGGTAGAAGGATTTACTTCATTGCCAAATTTAAATGGTGGATTATCAGCTGGATATAAAAAAGGTAAATGGAATGCATTATTAAGTTCTACAATTAGAAACTCATTTGTTTTAAACTATATTGATAGAAAAGATTATCAATCATCTACCGAATTAGCATACGATTATAAAGATACTTTATTTACAAAAAGATTTTCTGCAAATGGTTTATTAAATTTAACTTATTTAGGTAAAAATCGATATAGTTGGAAAACATTAGTAAACTATCAGTCCGATGATACATATCTAACCCGTAATGGTGATAATTTTGATAATATTCAGAACGTAAGAAGTACATCGTCAAATCATATTAATAACGTTGTAATTAATTCACAATTCGATGGTAAGATTAAAACATTAGATTTTAATTTAGGATACAATTACATCTTTAGAGAGCAACCCGATTATAGAGTTAATCCAATTACAAAATCATTAGGAGTAAACGAACCATACCAAACCGCATGGAGAGATACATATCGTTTTTGGAGTGTAATGGATGAGAACTCTTTTAATGGTAATATCAATAAAGAATTTGGTAAAGTAAAAGTAGGTGGTGGATACTTAAAAAAGATTAGAGGATTCAATGCTAGAGTATTTAGATATCAGTCAACTGATTTGATGGATGAAATTACAAACAATACGGATAAATACACAGCCGATTTTGATTTGGGTTCTCTTTACACAATGTATGATACTGAATTCGGTAAATGGAAATTAAACACCGGATTAAGAGGTGAGTATAATTTATTTGATGTATCAACCGCAGATTTTAGTGGACAGAAGGTAAATGTAGATAGAGAGTATTTGGATATACTACCATCCCTAAATCTTTCATACAACGAAGAAAAAACAAAGTATAGATTTTCATTAAGTAAAACATTAGCAAGACCAGAGTTTAGAGAAGTAGCTAATTTTGCTTATTATGATTTTGTAAGAAACGCACAAATATTAGGAAACTCAAAGTTAGAAAAATCTGACATATATAATGTAGACCTTAAATACGAATGGTATCCAAAGGCAGGTGAGAATATTTCACTTTCCTTATTTGGTAAGAACTTCATTAAACCAATTGAACAAATTGTAGCAGATGGTTCAGTTCCATCAAACTTATTATTAACTTATACAAATCCCAATTCAGCTATCCTATATGGTGTTGAGTTGGAAGTTCGTAAAAAAATAAATGGTTGGTTTGATTTCTACACAAATCTTTCGGTAATGAATTCCGAAGTAGAAGTGAATGGTATGAAAAGACAATTGCAGGGACAATCAAACTATGTGTTAAATGGTGGAGTGAATATACACAAAAAGAAAAATACTATCAACATAACTTACAATAGAGTTGGAGATAGAATATCAGCAGTAGGATTTCAGGGTTACCCAAACATCTTTGAAAATAGTAGAGATGTATTGGATATAACTCTTTTACACAAATTGAATAAAGGTGAAATAAAATTGGCAATAGGTGATGTACTTGCGCAACCATCAATCTATTATCAAAAGTTACAAAACCGAAATTTGATAAAAACAAACAACGAACAAACAATTTCATTAACATTAAATTTGAATTTATGAGAAAACTATTAGTAGCTATTTTAGCATTTGGATTATTGAGTTGCGAAAAAGAATTAGGTGGTGGTGATGGACCGATTAACATTCCAACATCAACTACACTTACCGGCAACATTAATACAACAACAACTTTAACTGCGGATAAAGTTTGGACATTGAAAGGTTATGTATATGTAACCGATGGAGCAAAACTTATCATTCAACCGGGTACAACAATCGTATCTGATATAGCTGAAAAGGGAGCATTGTGCATCGAAAGAGGAGCACAATTAATTGCGGAAGGAACTGCAACAAAACCAATTGTATTTACATCAGGTAGAGCAAATGGTGAAAAGGCACCTGGTGATTGGGGTGGTATTGTTATATTGGGTAGAGCAAAAACCAATAGAACATCAGAACCAACAATCGAAGGTGGTATAGGTAGACCATTTGGTGGAACAAACGATTTAGATAATAGTGGTGTTCTTCGTTTTGTAAGAATTGAATATGCAGGAATTGCAGCAATGCCAAACTCGGAAATAAACGCACTAACATTAGGTGGTGTTGGTAGTGGAACAATCATTGAGAATGTTCAAACTATCTATGCTAACGATGATGCATTTGAATTCTTTGGTGGAACTGTATCACCAAGAAACTTATATGCATTTGCAACCGCAGATGATGATTTTGATTTTGATTTTGGATTTACTGGAACAATTACGAATGGTGTAGCAAAGAGAGACCCACAATTCGTAGATAATGGTGATGCTGGAAATGGTGTAGAATGTGATAACGATGGAACAGGTTCAACTGCAACTCCATACACACATCCGAAACTTTATAATATGATTTTAGTTGGACCGAATGTATCTACCGCATTAGCAAACCACAATTTAGGTTTGAGATTTAGGAGAGCAACTCAATTCACAATGAAGAATAGTGTAATTTGGGGATGGATGAAAGGTGGTTTAAGTTTGGAAAGTAATGAAACTACACAATTCGTAAAAGATGGCGTTTCGGTATTTGAAAACAATTCAGTAGGAACATTTAATCCTACTTTAAACTTTATCAGTAAAGCAACTACAATCTTAACAAATGACCAATTGAAAACATTAGCACTTTCAAAGAGTAATAAAGAGATAGATGTGGTTATACCTGAATTAGATAAACCTCTATGGGTAAATGGATGGACTAGATTTCCATCAAAAGGTAATTAAAATCGAAAGGGAGGTAATACTCCCTTTTTTTATATTTATAGGTAACTAAATAATATACCTATGAAAAACTTATTATTTTTATTGGCATTTGTGCCAACACTAGCTTTTTCACAAGTTAGCAATTGGAGAACCACTCCATCACAACCACAAAGAAGTACTCCATCCGTACAACAATCAATTCCACAAAGAAACGATGTAAGTAGTTGGAGAAACGAATCACCTAGAGAGTATAATAGACCAACCAGAACAAGACCTGGTTCTAATATTATCGTAAGAGACCCATTCTTTAACGATTGGGGATGGGGATGGAATAGATGGAATATGTGGGGAGCACCTGGCTTTGGATGGAACTTTTGGCAACCATCATTCTATTGGAACGATTGGGGATACCGCCAACCTGCAAGAATTTATGTTTATAACGATGGTAAGAGAGATACAATTAGAGGTAAGAAGCCTGTAATTAGTTTTGGTATTCAGAAAACAACCGATAAACAATTGGGTGGGTTCTTTACCATTGGTAATAAGGGATATCTTATAATGGAATACAATTCAAGTGTTGAAAGAGATAATTCAACATTCTTTCCATATGGTAATATAACTCAAGTTGATTTTCCAATGGTTAATGATTTGATTCAACGAAATAGTTTTTATATCGGAGCTGGTAAACGAATAAAGAGAACCGGTGTTCACTTTATGATTGGTACCGTTTCCGAAGATGTAAAATGGAGAGGTAAAGATGATTTGGGATATATTACATTCCCAAAATATTTAGATAGATTTACTACTATGAAAGTAGGAGCGTTACATGATTTTAAAAATTTAACAATAAAGTTTGATTATGACCCGGTAATCAATAGCAAAACTTTTGGATTGGGGGTGAACTTCTAAATGAAAAAATGGATACTCTTTTTTCTGATAATTGTTATAACTTCATTCGCTCAAAAGGCGATGGGACAAACCTATACCCAAACCTATAAGGATAAATGTACTGGTGAAATTAAAATAGCAACCACTACAATCACAAACGGATTTGCAACGGTATCTTTCTATAATCAAATAAGAGTATTCTCACCACAGGAAGTAATGGCAGGTGCGGTTCAAGTTTGGATAACCGCAACTTATACGGCATATTCAACAATGGGGTGTCCTACAAATCAGGTAGTTCAACAAGCGGTAACTCAAGCGGCATCGGCTGCAGCATCACAAGCGGCCTCACAAGCTGCAAGTAGTGCGGCGAGTTCAGCAGCTAGTTCATCGGCATCTGCCGCTGCAAGTAGTAGTGCAAGTACAGCCGCGGCATCAACCCCACCACCAACATCGGCACCACCATCATCTGGTAGTAGTTCTACTCCACCATCTTCTTCATCGGGAAGTAGTAGTTCTGGAAGTAGTTCATCTTCATCATCTAGCTCATCTTCTGAAACAAAGACTGAAACTAAAACCGAAACCAAATCTGAAACAAAATCAGAGAGTAAATCGGAAAGCAAGTCTGAATCTAAAGAAGAATCTAAATCTGAAAGTAAATCCGAAGAAAAGAAAGAAGAATCCAAATCAGAGGAAAAGAAAGAGGAGAAGAAGGAAGAATCTAAAGAAGAAAAAAAGGAAGAAAAGAAAGAGGAGAAAAAATCTGAAAAGAAAAAAGAAGAAAAAAAGAAATCAGTAGCAAATCCAATGATGTTAGCTAGTGATTTAGCAGGAACGGAGGATATGGAAGGTAAATACGCTGTAATGATGAGTGTGGGTGTTTCCAAATCATCTCTAATGGGCGATAAATCATATTCAGCTACCGCACTTATTTGGAGTACGTTGGACCAATTTGCTTTGAGTGCTGGGGTTACAAAGATGGATTTTGAGGAGGGCAAATTAAATGCGATACATTCATACGGAACTACATTTGCTTACCTTAAAGGAACGCTTATGAACCTTAATGGGTACACGTACATTAAACCACATCCCAAATGGGGAACGATGGGATATAATGTGGGTGTTATTACTTTAATGATGCCAAAAATGGGTGGTAGTGGGTATGATGTATCTTTGAGTGCATCGGTAGTGGGATTTTGGATGAAACCATTTCAATATAATAGAAAGGTTACCTTAACTCCACAATTATTCGTAATGCAATCACCAATAGCGTGGAATACAATGACCGGAAATAGTTCGGTAAGTAGAACACCAGGAGCAATCGTTGGATTGGGATACGATTATAAAATTAGTAGAAGATTTGCTCTTTCAACATCTTATAGAGGTGCTATGACCTTTGAACCAAAGTTTAATTTAATGAACAACTTCCAAATTGGTTCAAAGATGGTATTTTAGAATAACTGAATATTTATACACATAAAACGAATATCTTATGAAAAAATTGTTGAATTTTAAAAATATTGCTATTGCAGCATTAATTATTTATGTATTATTACAATGGTTTAATCCAGGTGGAGTAATGCCGGGTGGAAGAACTATCAAAATCGATGGTAAAAAATATGAAGTATTAAAACATACGATTGATACTATCGAAGTTGAGAAAGTAAAAGTGGTAACTAAAAAAGGTGAAGATATTGTACATGAAGTAATTGATGTAGATACTTTGGTTCTTAAAGAATTAGTTAATGTGGATACCGCAGCACTTTTAAAAGATTATTTAGCAAAGGTAGTTTATAAAGATACACTAACTTTAGATGGTGGATTAGGAACTATCGCTCTTACCGATACTATCACAAAGAATAGAATTTTAGGTAGAACTTGGGATGCTAAAGTAAAAGAAAGAATTATCAAAGAAGAACTTATTGTTAAAGAACCTGCGAAAGCACAATTATATTATGGCTTGAATGCTGGATTTAATAAAGAAGATTATGTATCTGCAGTTGGTGGTGGATTAATTCTTAAAACCAAAAAAGATAAATTATATCAATTTAATTTAGGTGTAAACAATAGAACAACCGATGGAACTAATGGTGGATTCTCACCGTATGTTGGATTTGGTACATATTGGAAAATTAAAGTAAAGAAATAAAATGATAAAACTTACTAAATTAAACGAAGCATCAGAGGTAAAATTCAAAGAATTAAAACCCATTCAACAAAAACAGGTTGTGGCATTTCAAAGAGTAATTGGTGCAGACCATTCTCAAATTTTTTCTGGTATTCACGGAATGGTTGTGGATATTCCAGCAAGAGGTAATTTTGGAACTGGTTATCGTTTTGGAGCTGATACTCTTAAAAAGTTATTAGCATTAAAGATTCGCTGGGTTGAAGCAGATGGTGATGTAATTTCAATAGGATTCTAATATGAAAAGTTTAAAAGAAGCATTTGTAAAAGGTGTAACTTACGGAGGAACTGTTTGTAAAGGTGGTTGCTTTATGGGTAAGGAAGGTTTAAAGAAAATAATTAAAATATCCAAAGAATTACCTAATAATGTTTTCATGTTTAGAGATGACAACTATTCTGGATTACAACCACACTTTATTAAAAATGGTGTAGTTGCTAAAGCAAATACAATTGGTAATCCATCTTACGATTTGGAAAGACATAAAGTAAGAAATTTAAATATAAGTAAAGATGTAATTCTTTCTGTTAGATTATTTGAAGGAGTTAATGAATCTATAAAAGAAGCAAAATCAGATTACGAAGTATATCACAAATCATATACATCAGCTATAAATGCAGCTAGAGCATATGCAGAGAAAAAAGGATATGAAATAAATGACGATGATGCATTCAGACAAATAGGAATGGGCCCTCGTAAACCATCGGAAGGCAAGACTAATAAATTTAGTATTGAATTATCTAAAGATGGTAAGGTTCAAAGAAAGAAACTTCAAATTCAGGTTTATGGTATGAGAAACTCATATGAATTGAACGCATATATCCAATAAGAAATGAAACTTTCGGAATGTATTATTGTATCTAAAGAAGTTGGTGATAAGTTTATTCTGGCTAAAAATAGAGATAGAGCTTATAATCCTGAATTAGAAATTATTCACACTATTATAGATGGTGTTGAAGTTGCATATTTGCATGATATAATTACCGATTGGAGTGAAGGGTTGAATGAAAATGGAATTGGAGTTGTAAACTCAGCACTATTAGTTGGACATGATGAAGCTGAACATAAGATAGTTAAAAAAGGTGGTAAACCTGGACCTGATGGTGATAAGATGAGAAACATTATCAAACAACCAACAATCAAACAGGCATTAAAAGCGGCTATAACTTATAAAGGTAAGAGTGGATTATCCCTAAAAGGACATACATTTGTATCATCTCCAAAACATATGGTTAGTATTGAAACTACATCTAAACACAAACCAGATATTAAGGTACAAAATTCGGAATCACCGGTTGTTCGTACAAATCACGGACATATGTTCACCGATGCTGGATACACAAATGGTGAGAAATATCTATCATCTAAAATGAGAAAGATATCCGCTGAAAAATCAGTTGATAAGGTAGAAGATTGGAAAGAAATAGCAAACGCTATGAGAAAGGAATACTTTCCAAATAGACCACAATTGAATATGAAAAGAGATACCAAAGAGATGTCTACTTCTTCACAAACGGTAATGAATCTAACAGACCGTATATTACAAATTACATATTTTAAAGATAAAGTAAAGGAGTTTAAGGGTATAAACAATCAACTACCTAAAGATTACCAACCGAAGATAAAAATTGAGATAATAGAATTATAATTCCACTTTTTTCATAATACATATTTATAGACATACAAAAATACTAAAGTATGTCAACAGATTTCGAGTTATTTAAAGGAAAAAATCTAAGTTCTCTATTTGAGGACATTTATAACAACCAATTAAGTAAAAAACAAAAAATAAGTTCTTTAATAGAAGAATTAAAGAAGATGATAAAACATGCGGGCGATGTAGCCAGTATAGGGCCTATATTATCATCACTCATTGATAGTTCAGTTAAGAACGATGACCAGTTAGTTAAACTGGCAACCATTGCAACAAAAATTATAGCAGCAGAAAAGAAAACCGAAGGACAGGATGGATTCCTTACTGAATTTGAAAAGAATCAATTGCTTAAAGAATTAGAAGAAACTAAACAAGAAGTGGAAAGAGTAGATGATTTAGAATTTGAGTTAGAAGATTTAAAAAAGAAAATGAAGTAATATGGGTAACTTATTTGCAAATAGAATATCCAATTCTAGAAATATTAGAACTATTGGTACCGGTGAAGTTACAACAGAATTTGGTGTAGTGTATTCGGTAATATTGGATGAAACCCATCCAGATATAGCACAAAAATCCAATAAAATGGCATACATTGGGGCTATAAAATTTAGAGAATTAAATAATTTTACATCAAATGAATCGGAATTACCACTTGCTTTAAAACTGGATTCGAATACAAATAATTTACCAACTGTAAATGAAATTGTAAAAATTGTAAAAAATGGTGCTGGGATATTTTATCAGAGAATGTATCCTAGTGATAACCAAAATACAAATGCGGTAATTAATCAAATCAGTACAAAAAGAGAAGATAAGCAAGAAGATAAAGCACCAGAGGGAAATATACAAAATATCAGAAACGTACAAGCAACAGGTATTACTAAAACGAATCAAGATTTAAGTTCTAAATTTGATAAATTCGGTGATTATTTTAAGTTTGAACCTGGTATTCATAAATTAAAATTATACGAAGGTGATACAACTATTGAATCTCGTTTTGGTCAATCAATACGATTTTCTGGATATAACAATCCAGGTAGAGTATTTGCACCAACAACTATTATAAGAAACGGTGAAAATAGTATAAGTAAAGCATCTGGTCCTGATGTAACAACAACCGAAGATATAAATAGAGATGGTACTATCATAGCAATGACCTCTGGACAATATGAATTGGGATTTCAACCGGGAGTAGTTGATAAAAATGGCACATCTGATTTTGCAACAAAACCTAATAGTTTTGATTCATATCCGCAAAAATTAAGTGGAGACCAATTACTTTTAAATTCGGGTAGAATTATTTTATCTTCAAAATCAGGTGAGTTAATTTTTTATTCAAAAAAGAATTATGGTTTTATTTCCGATGGGGGATTATCTATTGATAATAAATTGGGAATAGATGTTACTGTTGGAGATGATATTTTTGTAATGACAAATGACAGAAATGTAAACTTTTATACTGGTAAGGGTTCAATATTTTTAGGAAATCAACAATTAGAACCTATGGTAAAAGGACAGCAACTTGTTGATTTACTTGTTGAATTATTAGAAGCAGTAGTTAATATGCAATTTTTAACACCAGCGGGACCTACAAAAATTGGACCAGAAAATAAACCAAAATTTGATGAAATATCCGGAAAATTAAATAATATTTTGAGTAAACAAAATCAAACTTCATAAATTATGGCAGAATTTTTAAATAATATTGTAAATAAAGAAATTTCAAATCTACCAATAAATCCTACGGAAGCATTGGGAAAGATACAAGATGCTTCAAATTTAGTCAACAATTTTAATATTCCTGGAATTCCTAAAATTGATAACCCTTTAAAGGCATTAGAAGGAAAATTGCCATCAAAAGAATTAGCTGATAAGGCAGCTGCCAAATATAAAGAATTACAAGATAAACTTAATAATCTTAAGAAAACAAAAGTTAATATTAAAAAACCAAAGTTGTTTAAGCCAAAAGAAGTACCTGTACCTAAAAAATTTAAAAAAGCTGAATTAGAAAAATTAAAAGGATTGACAACACAAGCACAAGGATTGGCATCTCAGGCACAAGGATTGGCATCTCAGGCACAAGGATTGGCATCTCAGGCACAAGGATTGGCTCAAAACGCTTTATCACAGGCACAAGGATTAGCATCACAAGCAAAAGGATTAGCATCACAAGCACAAGGTGCATTATCGCAGGTACAAAGTTTACAAACAACGGTATTATCTCAGGCTCAAAACATAGCGTCAAAAGGGCAATCGGCCGTAGCACAAATTGCAAAAGAAATAAATAAATAAAATGTCTTGGGAAATTTTTAAAAATAACGTACTTCAAAAATTATGTGATGCATCAAGAGTATCTAGCATAGAATACGTTGCGGATGTTTATGCAAAAGAATATGATGCGTGTGTAAAGAGAGGTGGAGATAGTATAAACCGAATTCCTATTTTAAAAGGAAATATTGAAGGTATGAAAACGGCATTTATTAGAGCACTTAATACCGGATTATCATCTACTGATGCATATGATTTAACAGGTGCAATGGGAGAGGGAGTAAAAATATATTGGACAGGTGCAACTTTAGTTACACCAACTCCACCATTGATAACCGCTACCCAAGCGGCGGCAGGTGCGGTAGCAAATATAACGGCTAATAGTAATTATGTTTCTGTTGTAGGGCAATGGAAGAATACAAATGCGGGTGCAAGTACGCCACCAACTCCACCCAATAGACAAAATAATCAATCAAATACGGCACCATCTAATAGACAAAATAATCAACAAAATCCGCCACCTGGAAATCCAAGTGGTAAAAAAATATTAATAGTTGGAGATTCTATTACGGTTATATCAAAGTATACTTGGTCAGGAATATTTCAAACACAAAGAAAGGATTTAAATATTGAGATACTGGCAAAAGGGGGAGAACAACTTACCGCTTGGATGAAACCTAATTTGGAAGCAAGACTGAAAACTAATAAATACGATAAAGTTTATATCTATGGTGGAGTAAACGATTGTTATTCTGGTAGAAAAACTCCGCAAATTTTAAATGCATTACAAAGTATGGTTGATACAGTTAGAGCAACCGGAGCGGAAGCAGTAGTGGTAACGGGATATGATTCTGATATCGATATGGGAGATAATTCAACAAAACCAACTAGATTAGTAAAAACAAGAGCTGAAATGGAAAAATTATTAGCAGAGTATAGAGTTTTTCAAAAATCAATAAACATTATAAAAAATGCAATAATTGTTCCAAAAATTTCTTTAGGTGTTATTGGAGATGGATTCCACCCGTCATATGCACAGGCCAAAAGATTATATGAACATATATCAAAATATTAAAAATGTCTAAAATTATACCAAACAATAGATGTGAACTTTTAGTAAATGATTTTATATCATTGGCTAAACAGCATCTACTAACGGTAGAAGGACAAGCCGTTTGTACTACTACATTTGCAAATGGTCTTACTTTACCAAGTGTTGCATCTTGGAGAGGATATGTATGTGAGCCAGAGCAACCATCCGTATCAATACCAGATGCACCGGCCGTATCTACTGGGTTTAAAAGTACTGGTGATTTGACACTTGCTGAAATAGAATATTACAAAGAAGATGTTGAGCAATTATTTGCAGTTGCATACCCAGCCGAAGTAGAAGCGGCACCAATTTATAATGGAGCAAAAACAATTAATACTGCTAATACTCCAAATACATCGTATGTTGCAAGTGGCACAGATGCAAGAAAGATTGCAGAAAATTATTTAGGTAGAAATATGTCAGATGAAGAATGGAGTAATTTTATTGCAGCAATCTTTTCAGAAGCAGGAAGAAACCAAACCGAAGAAGCATATGTAGCGGCTGCTATATTAAATAGGGTTAGAACCAAATTTACACCAGTAGGAGCAGGTAATACCAGATTTAAATTTGATACGGTTACGGATATCCTTTCCCAACAGTTTCAGTTTGAAGCCGTAACTGGTAGTTCTATAAATGGATTTAGAGCCAGTCCAAACTATTTAAACGGCCCTACTAGAAATATTGAAATATCAATATATGGAGCTATAAAAAATATTTTACCAAATGTAGATAAGAGAATTATAAACTTTACTTCTAATAATGATTGTTTGTACGTTAATTGTGATAGAGGTAATATTATTTATCAAAACGGAAAACCAGTTAGAATACGAGGAAGAAGTTACGATTATCTATTAAATTTGAGAAAAAAAGGAATTGTCATAGGTAGTTCTGTTTTCTCATTTTAGGATAAACTCAAAAATAATCAATCTAAATATTTATAAACATAACAAATCAATATTATGAATACTGATAAACTATTACAGGCCATACAAATCTTAATAAAAGAGGAATTAAAACAACAATTACCAACCTTAATTAAGGAAACTGTAAGAGCCGAAATGAAAAAACTAATATCAGAAGGAAAACAACCTACTAAATCAAAAAATACTGGATTATCAATGGCCAAAGCTATGATGGAAGATGAAACGATAGTAGAATCTATTCAAACCAAAGTAGTAGAGCAAAAGCAATTTAGTAAAAACCCAATGATTAATCAAATTTTAAATGAAACTGCAATAGCACCGGCTACCGGTGATGGTGGATTCAGAACAATGAATTTTGGACAAGCAGATATGGGTTCAATTGTAGGTAGAACTGCAATAGCTGATAAAATGGGATATGGTGATTTAGCTAGAGGACCACAGCCAACTGGATTGGGTGTTCAAACTGGTGTTGCCGAATTGGATAAAGCTTTGAATAGAGATTATTCTGAACTTGTTAAAAGATTTAAGAAAAAATAATGGCAATAATAGTTGGGCAATATATCGTAACAGGGAATAATAAAAATGTTCAAGATTATGCATATGGCATAAAATACCCATATGCTATGACAAATAATACATTTGAATTGGCATATGATAATATAACTCAACTTAAAACGAATTTAAAAAATTTATTATCAACAAAAAGAGGAGAAAGAATTAATCAACCACTTTTTGGTTCTAATCTACATCAATTTATTTTTGAGCAACAGAGTGAAGATTTGAATAATAAAATTTTTAATGAAATAGAAAGAACGATAGCGTTCTGGATTCCGCAGGTATCAATTTCGCAGATAGAAGTAAGTTCTACTCCAGATATGTTAGATAGAGGAGAATTGGAAATAAAAATAACTTTTCAAGCGGATTATAATAATCAGTTATTTGATGTAAATTTTAAAGTAAGAAGCTAACATATGGCAATAAATGTTGTAAATAAGAATTTTAAAAATAGAGGAAAGGATGTAAAATATCTTAATAAAGATTTTGAATCCTTTAGAAGTGGACTCGTAGAATACGCAAAAACATACTTTCCTAAAACATATAATGATTTTAGTGAAGCATCGCCAGGTACAATGTTTATTGAAATGGCAGCTTATGTTGGGGATGTTCTTTCTTATTATATAGATGATACATTTAAACAATCATTAATGCTATATGCAGATGATATACAAAGTGTAATTCCTTTAGCAAGATTTTTAGGATATAAACCAAAAGTAACATCACCGGCTGCTGTAAAATTATCGGTGTACCAACTGGTACCGGCAATAGGTTCTGGAGTAAATAATAAGCCGGATGAAAAATATTATTTAAGAATTAAATCGGGATTACAAGCTACATCATCTAATGGAATAAATTTTATAAGTTTAGATATTATCGATTTTTCTCAAGAAATTGATAGAGAAATTACTGTTTATCAAAGAGATTCTATAACCGGAGAACCAACGTTTTATTTAATTAAAAAATATGTAGATGCAATATCTGGCAACGAAGTTGAAAAGATAATAGACTTTAATTCATATACACCGTATCAAAGAATATTGTTACCGGAATCAAATGTGATTCAAATATTAGATGTAAGAGATTCTAATAATAACAAATGGTATGAAGTTCCGTATTTAGGACAAGAAATGGTTTTTATTGAGCAACCAAATATAGAATCAAAAGATCCTGATTTATATCAGTTTAAATCATCTGTTCCTTATATTTTAAAAACAATAAAAACGCCTAGAAGATTTACAACCAGTATTAACACCGATGGTACAACCTTAATACAATTCGGCGCAGGAGACCCTTCTGCATCCGATGAACTATTAATACCTAATCTTAAAAATGTAGGTCTTGGATTGCCAAACTCTATTAATAGATTGGAAGAATCTTTTGACCCAACTAATTTTTTAAAAACAAAAACATACGGTACATCACCTGCAAACACAACAATGACGGTTAAGTATTTAATCGGTGGTGGAGTACAATCAAATTCACCAGTGAATTCAATTAATTCTATAAGTAGAATAGAATTTGATGAGGATATTACATCATTTTCAACAACCGAACTTTCGTTATATATTAAAATGAAAAGTTCAGTTGCAATTGATAACGATGTACCTGCGTATGGTGGTAAAAACGGTGAAACTATTGAAGAAATTAGACAAAATGCATTAGCAAATTTTGGTTCTCAAAATAGAGCAGTAACCACAAAAGATTATCAAGTAAGAGTATTATCGATGCCACCAAAATTTGGTGCTGTTGCTAAATCTTACGCAACCGCTGATGGTACGTTGGATAATAATTCTCCGGCCTCTATATTGGCATCTCCAAATAGTTTGCAAGAATTTACCGATTTGGTTATGAGTTTTGTAAATAAACCAGATAATGAAGAACCGGATGTTGCTAGTGTTAAAGAAGATATTACAAAATTTTTAATTGGTAAAACATCAAATGAAAATGAAAAAAATAATCCATTTGCAATAAATCTATATTTGTTAGCATACGATGTAAACGGTAATTTAACAGGTGTAAATAGTAATAGAGCTTTAAAAGAAAACATTAAAACTTATTTGAATGAATATAAAATTCTTACAGATGGTATTAATATTTTAGATGGATTTGTCATAAACATTGGTATAGATTTTGAAATTATTTGTTATGAATCATATAATAAAAGTGAAGTATTGATTAATTGTATTAATGAATTAAAAGAATATTTTATAATAGATAATTGGACTTTTAATCAAACTATTAATTTAAGTGAGATTGAATTGTTACTTGCTAACGTAGAGGGTGTACAATCAGTTCCTATGATAAAAATAACTAATAAATGTGGTGATGAATATACTCCACATTCGTATAATATTGATGCGGCAACCAAAGATAAAATTGTTTATCCATCATTAGACCCTTCGGTTTTCGAAGTAAAATATCCAGATAAAGACATTAAAGGTAGAGTAAGATAATGGCATACTATTTTTTAACAGCATCAAAAGATGCAGCGATATATCTCCAACAGCCCAATCAAAATTGTGGCTTAGATGAAGTAATGGAAATAAGTAAAATTTACTATGGAAATATAAAAGATATTTCTAGAGCTTTAATAAAATTTGAAAATGGATTTGTATCAAAATCAATAGCAGAAGGTTCAATGAAATTAACTGAAGCTACTCTAATATTAAGAGAAACTGAAAGTGAAGAAATTCCTTTGGATTATACATTATATGGATATCCAATATCTCAAAGTTGGCAAATGGGAGTTGGGACTAGGTTTGATGGTGTAACGACACAAGGAGTTACGTGGAATTATAGAGAAGGTGATTCTAATTTAGATTGGTTACCAATTGGTGTATTTTCTGGAAATGCAACTGGCTCATCTCAAGGCCAGGGTGGTGTTTGGTATTCTTCACCATCTACAAACCAATCATTTAGTTACCAAACCGCAGATATTCATATGGATGTTACATCTCTTTTGAGAGCATGGAATAGTGGTTCTATAAAAAATGAGGGTATGGTAATTAAACATTCCGGTGAAGTAGAAAATAATACGGAAGATTACGGTATAATAAAAGTATTTAGTAAAGAAACTAACACGATACATCAACCAAAGATTAGAGTAGGATGGGATGACCAATTGTTTGTAGTGGGTTCTTTATCACCTTTAACAAGTGATGATATTGTTGTTAGTGTGAAGAATTTTAAAAAAGAATACAAGTTAGGCACTAATCCTAAAATAAGAGTTTTTGGTAGAGAGCAATTTCCTTTAAAAACTTTTTCAAATTCATTTGCGTATAATACAATAAAATATTTACCAACATCATCATATTATCAAGTAAAAGATTTCCATTCAGAAGATATAATAATTCCATTTGGAGATTATTCAAAATTAAGTTGCGATACTAGTGGAAATTATTTTAAATTAAACTTAAGTAATTGGGAGCCAAATAGGGTTTATAAAATTGAATTTAAAATAGATAGAGGGGATGGTGATGTGAAATATTTTGATGAAGATATTACATTTACTGTTCTAAAAAATTAATATGATAAAAAGTGGATTAAAGAATGAGGATAAAGTTAGTGAATTACTAATTAGTGGTTCTTTGGCGATTAAGACAAAGAATAATTCAGGTGTCCACATATTTGATGATAAAAATTTAGAAGCTGGTATAATTTTTGGTAAACTTACAAAACCAAAATATGATGAGAATGAGGTATTAAAATCTATCGATACAACAATCATAGAATTATTACCAATAGAACCACCGCCGTTAGATGATACCGTTCCACGTCCGATATATAATGAAGCAACTCAATCTATAATAGATTTAACCGAAGAAGTTACTGAATTGAATACAATTGTATTGGATTTAACTGCAAAGGTTTCTGAATTAGAAATAGTAACACAAAGTTTAAGAATAGAAGTTGATAATCAGAGTTTAAATGCAGCACAATCACAAAACAATGCAGCACAAATTGGGTTAAAAATAGAAACATCGGTAGTAGACCTTTCAAATGCTATTCAAAAAGCAACATCAGAAGCTATACAAAGAGCATCATTGACAGCAAGAATTGCTTCTTTAGAAGAACAAAATAGAGAATTGAAAGAAAAGCTAGATGGTAAAGATGCGAAACTTGCGGAAGGTTCTAAAGTTGGAATGGATGTATCTCTTAAAGTTATCAAAAAAGGAGAGGAAGGTGGAGATGATATTTTATTCAATTCAAGAGCAAATGCAAAAGGTGAAGTTACTTGGATAAATGGTCCTGACGTTGAGGTATATAATTTTTCAAATGAAAGTATAACCGTTTCATTTGAATCGACTGGAGAAACCGGAGATGCTTTAGAAAAAGTAGCATCTGTTACACTTGAACCTAAAGCAAAGAAAATAATATTACTAGCGCCAAACAAGGGAGCTGTTAGAGATAAAACACCTGCTAAAGCGGTTGGAACTAGTAGGGATAAATTATATAAAGGTTCATTTATAGCAAAAACTAAATCATCAACAGTTACATTGACCGTTGGACTACAAAAACAAAGAGGTAATAAATTTGAAGGATAATGGCAATAAAATCATTTAAAGAAATAATTGAAAATAAGGGGTATAGACTAAACCCACAAGACAGAAATATTTTTGAAGAATCTGATATACAATCTTTTTTTGGTATTAGTGAAAATGATTATATTGAGTTTGTAATATACGATGCAAACGATAATCAATTAAATCAAAAAAATTATGGTGGCGTACGATATATACCTTTAACTGGTCAAAACATTAGAGATTATTTTTTATTAACCGAAGGAACTTTATTTCAAAAATATAAATTCCCATCGGAATATTTTATAGATGTAAATCGTTTAATAAAAGAAGCCGGATATAATTCAGGTATTTTTAAAACACAAATTACATTAATTAACAAACGATTGGGCAGTGATAAGGAATTTGATAAAGTTTGGATTCAAGAAATTTCTCCATCAAGAACGGAGATACGCGTTTTAGTACACAAAAAGGGAATAGATTTATTTTCAGAACTTGGGCAACAATATAACGCATTTGTTAATGATTTGGAATTTAGAGATGATACGATACGAACTATTTTTGAGTATATCGAAAAAATTAATCCATCAGTTATTAGTACTTATTTGAAATCAACATATTCTGAAAAATGGGTACAAAAGCTTGTGCAAGAATATAATTTAAAAGATTTAGATTTATTTTGCACTCAAATTTATAATAAGTTCATGGAATCTACGATATATGAATTTACAAACCGAATATCTGATATCAATGATATTAATTATGGAAAACCAAAAGGTGTTAAAAACAGTATAACCCTATCTAAAAATGATATAAGAAAAATATGTGAAAGAATTTTGGTAAATGTTTTGCATAAATTTATGTTAGTACCTAATGTATCGTTTGGTTCTAAAGTAAATCAAACAATACAAAGTATGGATGAAGTTGAAAAAATAATTCAAACAAAGACATCAGATTTACAAATTGATACAAAAATACCAGAAAAGAAAATAGCGGTTATAATAAAAGAAACACCACCGGAAGAAGTAATTAAAGAAAAGGCAATTAAAGATGTGATATCGGATGTTATTAAAGACGATATCATAATACCAAAGACTGATATATTGCCTGCAGATGAAGTTGGTGTTTTACCAAAATTAGAACCACCACAAGAAATTGTTGTAGAACCTAAACCTATTGGCGCTCTACGAGGAATTTTCAGAGGCAGAGGACGTGCGATTGATAATCGTCAGGCAGAAGGAAATAATAGAAATTCATTTGATATAATGGATTCGGTACAAAATAGGATTTTAGAATAAAATATTTATATCCAAATGGCAAGATTAAATGACGATAGAATAGAACAATCGGATGAGCTCATAAAACAACAATTGGAGCAGAATGTAACATCGGTAGTTGATACTTTACAACCGGTTGATGCTGTTATTTTGCCTGATGGTAAGCCAGCCATTGTGAATAATAACAATGATATTGTACCAATAGGCGGACAAAATACAGCTGGCACTATAAATCAGGATGGTAATCTTATTTTTATTGTCAATTCAAATGAAAGTGGAGCTACACTATTTGTAAATGGGGAAAATACATTTAAAACAACTCCTACAAAATTATCTTATACTTTAGGTGATATTTTAAAATTAGGACAAGTATTAATTACTTCTCAAAGAAGAGATGTATTTGCAAATGAAAGCTATAGAATTACGGTTGTACAAAATCCTAATTTTAGCGATACAACGTTTAATAATTATGAGCCGATATTAAAAAATGTAGACGGATTTTTATCGGTTGAACCTGATGCTAAAAAGGCAATTTTTACAAAAACACCACCTTATTCTTTTAAAATAGAATATTATATTGGAGATGTTTTACAAAATTCGGATATAACTTTTGATAATCAAAATGTTAGAGATTTATCATTTAATTTTCCGAAAAATACAAAACTACCAGTTGTACCCGTTGATGATGTTGCAATAAAAACACCTACGTTTAATTTAGTAGTTTCCGTTACCGGTCCAAATAGAGCGATTAATATAGAAAAGGCGGATGGTAGTGAACGAAGCTTGTTGAATAGTGGTAATACTGCAATTATCGCAGATTCTGGCGCAGATTTTGTAATATCAAGTGCGAACCCAGGACTTTATAGAGTTTTAAATGCTCAATATATTCCAGAAAATGGTAAAGGTACACCTGTTATAGCTGAAACTGGTGAAAATTTAGTTTATAGATTTACATTGACCGCCAATTCAGTTTTAAATGTAGAAGTTGAAGAAATAACTATAACCGAAACTACAACACCTTCACTTTCTATTGTAACATCTGATTCTTTATTAAAATATAATATTAATTCAAAAGCAGATTTACCTTTAGTTGTAAAGGCAAATGGAAATGTAACATCTATAACCGCTTACGTTAAAGATAAAGAATATACTTTTACAAAGGATAGTGCACAGAATGAAACGTTGATAATAATTCCTGGTTCGGCGTTTGATACGATAGGAAATTATAAATTAATATTAGTTCCTAAAAATGTATCAATCGATGGTAATCCATTGGAATTATCGATACCGGTATTTGATGAGGTGTTTGTTGGTGTTCCTGATTTAAGAAACATAGTATATCCTAAAGAAATAGTAGGAGCTGATTATTCTGGAACAAATGTTGATTTTCAAATATCATATGATTCCGTAAATACTGATTTTGTTAGAATATATATTAATAATTCTACCGGATATTTCAGACAAGCTGCGGGTGGTAATGTCAGTTTTAATTTTCAAAAACTTCTTGAATATATTAATTACGATACTTCTGCAAATGATAAAGTAATTAGTATTATTTTAAAACTTGTCCCATATAACATAAGTGGACAGAAAGAGGTAGTTGGTAAAGAAGAAACAATTTCTATTAATTTCCAAAAAAGTGATTTAGAGATTCCTAGAAATGTTGCAATTAATAGAATTGCTGAAGGGTTCTTAAATCAACTTGAATCAAAAATATTTGATGAAGAAACAAATAAATATCTTACACATTTATTACATTTAGGAGATGCTAACAATAAGGTAATAACAACTTGGTTGGGTGATAGAAACACTTTGATTTACAAGTTATACGAACCACTAGAAACATCAATACAGCCAAATCAAGAGTTATGGGTATCGAAAGTTATTTCAACACCTATAATTGAAACCGTTACTATTGTTGGTGAAGAAGAAATTACCTGTAATACATTAAGAGGGCCTAATTTTTCTTTACAACCAGATAATGGAATAGAGTTTCAGATATATGATACATTGGTAGCAAGTGGTTCGGTAAGTTCTACATCACTTGTAAGTAATTTTGCATTAAAGAATGGTATTGATACTTCTAAAATAACAATCCAATATGCAAGCGGTTCTGAATATTTGTTTGAAAACTTTATAAACTTTAGTTCGGCAACGGAAAGAGTTGAAAATTTTGTTTATAAGGTAAAATTATTGGAATATTATGATAGTAAAATATCAGAATTAAGTTCAAATTCTATTGGTGAAACAAATGAGAAGAAAAAATTTGAAAACGCATCGGTAGAAATTAAAACTAATTTCGATGGATATGAAAAGTATTTATATTATACAACAAACGAAGAATCAAATGGATTAGCATATCCAAAAACCAATCCATCATCATCTATATTAATTAATACCACGTCATCTTTATTTACGTTGTGGTATGATACTGCGTTGGATGCATCTATTGTATTCGATAAATACAATCCAAATAAAATTAGTAATAACATACCGGAATACATAATAGAATCCGAAGAAAATAAGGAATTTGTTATCTTTATGGATATGTTAGGACAGCATTTTGATGCATTGTGGATTTACATTAAATCATTATCCAAATCCAAAGAATTATATGAAAACTCCTTATATGGAATTTCTAATGATATGGTAATACATATTTTAGAATCTTTGGGGTGGAATTCTAAACGTGCATTTGATTCTAACTTTTTATGGGAATATGTATTTGGGCAATATCAGGATGGACGTCAAAAATATTCCAAATCATTAAAATCTGCAAATGAAGAAGTTTGGAGAAGAATATTAAATAACCTTCCATATATTTTAAAGCATAAGGGAACTGGTAGAGCTATGAAAGCTGTAATGGCTTGTTATGGTGTACCACAATCTATGTTGACTATAATGGAATTCGGTGGACCACAAGACCCGAGTAAAGGTGGTAGTACACAATTTACATTTGATGATAGAACAGCGGCTTATTATTTAAGTGGGAGTTCATCTGTAAAAGTTCCTTGGGTAAGTTCTTCTTTGACAAACGATTATCCAAATTGTATAGAGTTTAGAATTAAACCAGATACTTTACCAAACACGGTTTATACATTGATATCCGGAAGTGAGTGGAGTTTGGATTTAGTAAAAACAACCGGTTCATTTGGTAAATTGGAATTAAACTTCGGTGGTGACCAGGCGTTAGCTCCATACTTTGCTCCTACTGGACCAAATACACCGTATATAACATCAACAATAATTTACGCATATGGTCCTGATTATAAAACAGGAAGTTTAGATTTTCCAATTTCAACCGAACACTATTCAAATGTTGTAATCAATAGGCATAATTATCCAGGTTCAACTTCATTATTTGAAGTATGGTTGGGAACATCCGATGGTGAAAGAATTATAACATCGGTGAGTATGTCTATATTAAGTGAAGATACTCAATGGGGAACTGGTTCTTATGTACAAATTGGTGGAAACGGATATAAAGGAAACGTAGATGAATTCCGTCTTTGGAAAGTTCCTTTACAACGAAGTAAGTTCAATAATCATACATTATTTCCAGATGCAATAAATGGTAATTCATATACAGCTTCTACTGAAGATTTATTATTCAGATTAGATTTTGAATATCCGAAAGATAGGAATATTGACCCGTATATTAAGAATGTGGCAATAAATGATACATATGGGCATAATTCGGCAACTGCTAGTTTTACTTATGTTGCACCAAATTATCCATATCAACATACTCCATACGATAGAACGGTAACAGCAACTGTGCCATCTTTAGGATTTGGATATTCTAATAAAATTAGATTTGAATCTGCTTCTTTAGTAACTGATTTATCATATAAAACTAGAGCAACTAAAAAATCATTTGACCAATCACCAATTGATTCCAACCGTTTAGGATTATTCTTCTCTCCTATTAAAGAAGTGAATATGGATATCCTAAAAACTTTTGGTGATTTTAATATAGATAATTATATTGGTGATTATAGTGATGAATATAAAGATGAATATCGTACTTTATCAAAACTTAGAAATTATTATTTCCAAAGAATGGAAAGAAATATTAATGAGTATATACAATTGGTAAGATACATTGATAAATCTTTATTTGATGTATTAGCAGATTTAGCTCCTGCAAGAGCAAAAATATCTAAAGGATTATTAATTGAACCACACTTTTTAGAAAGAAGTAAAACTAGATGGAATAGACCTTCATCGGAAAGAAATGACCACGAATCGGCTATTTCATTAATGGATACAAATCAGATTGATTCATCATATGAAGTAAAAGAAGGAGAATTAAATAATCAAGATATAGCAACACTTGAAGGTAATTTAAATAATTACGATGGTATTGTGAATGCAGGTGATGTTTACGAATTAGAGGGTACTAATCCTAATTACGAAGGATTGGTTGACTATAATGTTACCGATATGCTTGAAGCAGATGCACCTTTCTTTGATACGTTTATACAGGCATTACAAACCGGTAGTAACATTGTAGCGGAAGTTGATTCATTTAATTCTATACAAATAGGAATGGATAGAAATTCATTGGAAAATTTAGGATTTGGATTGTACGCTAAAAATGGTAGTGCGGTTGTAAGAACGTGGGATGGATTATTTGGTAATACCGAAACAACCGGAAGTAGAAAAAGTGTATTTTTAGTAAAAGAACAAACAACCAAAAAAATATCAACACAAATAGCAGGATATCCAGTAAATGGTGCATCACCTGGAGACCAAGTTAGATACCAAGATGTTCCAGTAACTTTCGATAATTATAAAGTTTCAGTTCAACCGTATGGTGGTAGTGTCACATTAGGAAATGGTGTTGTAGAAGCTACAACAATCAATGGATATTTACCAACACACTATAAATTTAAATTTATGCCGGAAGGATTGAAGCGTTCATACTTTAAAGGTTCACAACAAACCGTATCAACAACACCTGATGGATTATCTCCGGTAGAAACATTTACAACTAATCCTAACATACTTAGAGTGGCTAAGACTGGTAGAGGTAGTGGTGAACCGATACTTGAGGTTGATTAGAATTGAAAATACTAAATGGTTATATTTATTTTAGAAATAAAAGCATAAAAACAATATCAAATGGCATATTTAGATAATACCGAAATTACCGTAGATGCTATCCTTACAAAAAAAGGAAGACAAAAATTAGCATCGGGTCAGTCTTTGAATATCACAAAGTTCGCTTTGGGTGATGATGAGATTGATTATACATTATATGAGCCAGCACACCCAAAGGGTTCGGCTTATTATGATTCAGCAATCAGAGCTATTCCTATTACGGAAGCTAGTCCTGATGAAACTCAAATATTGAGATATAAATTAGTTACCCTTCCAAAAGGAACTACTCAAATTCCAACTGTAAGATTGGGTGTACCTTCAATTAGTGTAAACCAAACCGAAGGTGGTGTAGGATTAACTCCAACAACATCTCCTGCCGGAAATTCAAATGCAGGATATACGGTTGTATTGGCAGACCAAAGAAGTGGTACATTAACAGTGACAAGAGGAGCAACCGGAACAGGTACTGTACCTGTATTCTTGGGTGAAGAAATTACAACAACTGCACAAGTGGTAAGTGGTTTAGAATTCAGATTCACACCAAATCCAAACTTGACAATTGATATTTCAACCACATTGACAGTTTATGGTAATGAAACCGGAGGGTCTCAAACTATACCTGTAACAGTAATTTATAAAGCATAAAAAAATATAAAAAATGGCACTAGTAAATGACCCAAATATAACGGCCCAAATTGCATCGTTAGCAAATACGGGTACGATTGATACAAACCAAATAGTGGCTATACTTAACACCGTTTTACCAGCTGGTCAACAAATTGCAACAAACGCCGGAGTTACTACCGGTATTTATAAAAGATTTGGTGATTTTGATAAAGTAAACGCAAAAGTTGAGATAGTTACAACGGGATTATGGACAAATGATTCAGGATCCCTAACCGCATTCTTTACATCTTCACAAGCAGATGCACAGAGTGGAAAATATTACTATAACGTATATGATTTAAATCCAGTAAGTAGTGATGTTGAAGAAGTTCAATTTGCAGTAGCTTATGGACACGTTGATGGAAGTGGTTCTGTTGACTTAGCAACCGATGATAACGCGTTACTATCAACTAAAGCTACATACGCACAATATAAAGCTATGTTGTTAGACCCAACTGATGCAAAATTCTCTTTTGAAAATGCATCTGGTATAGAAACTGATTGTAATGGTGTTTACATCATAAATGTAGCTAGAAATAGATTCAGAGAAAAAATGGATGCAGGTAACTGGTCATTAACTCTTTCTGGTTCAAATGGTAAATTTACTTTTATCGATAATAGTGGTAAGAAATTTGGTGATGATTTAGGATTAAGTGGTAGAGTGTTTAAAGTTGTATCTGGTTCTTTAAATTTAGGAACACAAAGTGAAGCAACAATAAAAAATACCGCAGACCCATCAACCAGCGAAGGATATGGTTTATTTTATCCTGATAGAGGTATAATCGTTTTAAACGCTAAATCAGTAGGTACTGTGGTTGGTAGTGTTTGGAATGAAGCATTGCAAACTGTAGGTACATTAATTCCTTCGGATTCAACTGCAGCAGATATGTACAACCATAAGAGATTGTATTACGCAATTAAAAATGGTAAAGATTTTGAAGCACGTAGAACTGAAAACATTTCTACTCAACATTTCTTTGTAAGAGCAACGAATAGAGAATTTAACTATTCTAACAATCCTACATATATTGATGCGGATGGTTTCTTTGTAGAAAGTACATTTGAAAGTGACCCACAAACGTATGTTACCGCTGTAGGTCTTTACAATGACGCAAATGAATGTGTGGCAGTAGCTAAAACTTCTCAACCAATAGTTAAATCTTTTGATAAAGAAGTATTAATAAAAGTTAAATTATCATTCTAATATTAGTTTGATAAAAAGAAAGCACCCCCCTTTATAGGGGGTTTTTTCTTTATAGAATATTTATAATAAATCTAAATAGATGTTAAAGGATATACCAAAGTCCGATATTATAGTAAGACCTATAAAAGTTTATAAAGAGTGGAGACTTGATGAAAACGATATATCACCGATATATGCCACAAATCCAAATAATACTTTTGTAGATGTTGATAATGACCCACAAAGTCAGGGTATAGTTAAAAAAGTTTTGTATTCTTCAATAGAATCTCAATTTTATAGAAATGCGGATACCGCATCAGTATTATATGAAGTGGGAAATAGAAGGTCCTATGCTTCAAAAGATGAAAGAATTTTAGAAGATAATATTGTTGTATTACCAATACCACAACCATTTTATGGAGAAGGTATCAAAGTTGGAACTGTAACTCTAACCGATAATACAAATAATAACATATATACCGATGATGGATATTCTAATTTAATAGATTCTGGTAGTAATATTAAAGGTAATATATTTTATGACAGAGGTACTATTGTTTTGGCCAAAGATGTAACTGATGGTAGTACATTGAGTAGTTTCTTTTTAGATTTTCGTTCAACAAAGACGATATTTGAAAATGAAATTTTAATTAATGTGTTGGAAAACGAATTTAATTACTCACAAAACCCTTCGGCGGTTTATGAAGATGGCGGAAGAAAAATATCAACAAATATTCAAAGACCAGGCTCATATAGAGTTGGTGATATAGTATCCACTACATTCTATGACCCGGGTATTAAGTGGGTTAGAAATAAAAAATATCCGTTTACATCAGAAATTGATACAACGAAAATGGGTAGTTTTGATGACTATTTGATTTCTGGTTCAGTAGACCCAACAGGCTCATATCTAGCACCTTATATTACAACAATTGGGTTATATGATAATGAGATGAATATGGTGGCTGTAGCTAAATTACCCCAACCAATTAAATCGTTACCTGATTACCCATTAAACTTTATTATTAGGTTTGATACTTAAAAGAATGTTACTTAATATTTATTAGTAAATAAACAATATATGTCAAAATTAGTAGACTTATTAAATAATAGCGCACCGGCAACCTCAAAGGCTAATACCAAAGGTGTTGATAAAACACCAATTGATGCACAAAAAGAACCTTTTGCAAAATCAAAAGATTTAGTAAACAGTGATTTAACAAAGCCAAGAGGTGGTGAATTTGGTTCTTTTCCAGGAGCACCTGCAGGGTTTAAGCCAGCTGGATACGGACCGGGAGAAAGTGCATATTCTAAAAAAGTGCCAAAAAGATAATCAATGTCTTGGAAATTTAAGGGAAATATTGTTACAGAAGAAAACACTCCAGAGGGTGCGATTGGGTTTGTCTATAAAATTGTACATACTCCTACTGGTAAATTCTATATTGGTAAAAAATCACTTACTTCAACTCGCCGTTTGAAACCCTTAAAGGGAAAGGTTCGTAAAAGGGTAGTAAAAAAAGCTTCCGATTGGGAGAAATACTATTCATCAAACGAATGGATTAAGAATGAAGTAAAAGAAGGTAGAGGTGAAGATTTTGAAAGAGAAATTATTCAATTCTGCTTTAGTAAAAAATCACTTACATATTGGGAAGTTTGGTGGCAGTTTAAATTAGATGTTTTGGCTGATTCACAATCTATTAATGAAAATTTAATGGGAAAATTCTTCCGAAAGGATATATATTAATAAACATACGTTATGACAATTACTCAAATTTGTAAAAAATATGGTATCTCCGATTCATATTTAAATTCAAAAGATGATGCACATTCTATTGCGGCAACATCACTTATAGACCTTAAAGCTATGGTTCTCGAAAACAAACCTAGAGAAGAAGTAGCCAATAAACTTCAATTTTTAGCCGATTTTCTCATTGATGTTAAAAATTCTTATGGCGGTTAATTAAATTTGGTTATTTCCCAAGAAAGTTGTATATTTGTATAAGTTTTTGTGGATATAACCTAAATTATGTTATCGGGTAAGAATAAATTAAAAATAATCAATATATTAGACTCCGCATTGGGAGTAGGTTCATCCTTAAAGGGAAATGAGCAGGCACACCATTGTCCTTTTTGTAATCACCATAAGAAGAAACTTCAAATAAATTTAGATAATCAGAGATGGCATTGCTGGGTATGTGATTCCAAAGGTAGAAGTATATCATCCCTACTTCGCAAACTCAATGTGGATATTAGGGATATAGGGGTTGTAAGAGATGTATATGGTGATGAACCTGAATATGATTCGAAGGAAGAATATGTAGCTAAATTACAATTACCAAAAGAATTCAAACAATTATATTTTTGTCCAAAGAGTATTAACCCAGCTTATAAGCAAGCTCTACATTATTTAAATAAAAGAGGTATCACAAAAGCTGATATCGTAAAATATAACATCGGATATTGCGAAGATGGTTTATACAATGGAAGGGTTATTATACCTTCTTACGATGATAATGGTGACCTTAATTACTTTGTAGCTCGTTCATTTTATGAAGATGAGAAAATGAAGTATAAGAACCCACCGGTAAGTAGAGATGTAATTGTATTTGAAAATATGATTAATTGGAACGAACCTATTACATTGGTTGAAGGTGTGTTTGATTCATTTTCAGTAAAGAGAAATGTAGTTCCGTTGTTGGGTAAGTTCTTACTCAGCAAACTGAAAAATAAAATTATGGAAAAGGGTGTTAAGGATGTAACTATTATGTTGGATTCCGATGCCGTTGAAGATTCCACTAAACATACTGAATGGTTTCAAAAGAATGGAATCAAAGTAAGAAACATTATACCAACCGATAAGGATGCTGGTGAAATGGGATTTGAAAAAGTAAATGAATTATTGAAAGATGCTAAAGAAACTAGTTGGGATGATTTGGTACTTTCAAAATTAAATAATATATGAGTTTAAAAAGAATATATCATATTGCGGATATCCATATTCGTAATGTAAAGAGACACAAAGAATTTAGAGGTGTCTTTGAAAAAATGTTTGAAGAAATTCGTACCAGAGGTACTGAAGATTCTCTAATCTACTTAGCAGGTGATATCGCACATGCTAAACTAGAAATGTCACCTGAATTGGTTAAAGAAATTAGTTGGTTGTTTACCGAATGTTCTAAACATTGTAAAACGATATTGATTGCGGGTAACCACGATTGTAATATGAATAACTCCGATAGGTTGGATGTACTTTCACCTATTGTGGAAGCACTTAATCTTCCAAACTTTCATTACTTAAAAGATACACAAATCTTTTGGGAAGATAAAGTTGCATTTGCGGTATATTCTATTTTTGATAATAAAGATAATTGGCCTAAAGCGGATGATTGGACAATGATGCCGGCCAGAAAAAAGATTGCACTATTTCACGGACCTGTGGACCATTCACAAACCGATATAGGTTACGTTGTATCATCTCGTCATTTCACAACTGATATGTTCGATGGATACGATTTAGCCCTATTAGGTGATATCCACAAAAGACAAGAACTAATCTCCCCTAAAGGTTGTAAGTGTGTTTATGCAGGTTCGTTAGTGCAACAAAACTTTGGTGAAACATTAGATAAGCACGGATTTCTTGTTTGGGATTTAGATACAATGACTTATGAAGAAGTTGATATCCAAAACGATTATGGTTACTATACGATGGATGTTATAAATGGTGTAGTACCTGATGTAACCGATATGCCTGTCCATCCCCGTTTAAGAGTAAGATTTTCTGAAACCGATGTAGCAGATACCAAACGAGCAATCACCGAAATCAAAATAAAATATGGTGTAGAAGATTTTACAACAATTAAAACGGATAGTTTACAGAAAAAGAAAACCGGTGATAGAGATAATCAATTGGAATTAGAAGATATAACTGATGTTAATTATCAAAACTCCCTAATTACTGATTATATCCAAAGAATGATGCCGTTTGTTAGTGCAGAAGATATAGCCGGAATTCAATCTCTTAATAAAGATATTAATAGTAGAATAGTTGCGGACGAACTAACGAGAAACGTACAATGGAAGCCGGTAAGATTTGAATTCAGTAATATGTTTTCATACGGAGAAGATAATGTGATAAACTTCGGCAAAGTAACTGGATTGATGGGATTGTTTGCACCAAATGCAAGCGGAAAATCATCTCTATTTGATGCAATCTCATTTTGTCTATTTGATAAGTGTAGTAGAGCATTCAAAGCGGCACATGTTATGAACAATAGAAAGGCCGATTTTCATTGCCAATTGGATTTTCAAATAGAAGGTGTAGAATACTCAATAAGAAGGGAAGCAAGGACTGTTAATAAGGGAAAGAACGTTAAAGTAGATGTACAATTTTGGAGAACGTTAGATGGGGTAGCTGAATCCCTTAATGGAACTGAAAGAAGGGATACCAACCAGGTTATCGAAGGGTATGTGGGAAGATATGAAGATTTTGTACTAACCGCACTTTCACTACAAGGAAACAACGCTCTATTCATTGATAAACCACAATCGGAAAGAAAAGACCTATTGGTTCAATTTATGGGATTGGATATATTTGATAAATTATATGAAGCGGCGGCTGAAGACATTAAGGAAGTGGCTGTACTTATCAGAAATTTCAAACGTACTGATTTTACTTCTGAATTGGCGACGAAGGAAACCGAATTCAATACTAAAAAATCAGAATTAAATGATTTAAATAAAACCCTAAAAGATTATACCGAATCCAGAGATAGAATCCAAAATCAAATATCTGATTTAAAGGAATCTTTGATACCTACTGATTCTAATCTGGATATCAACGTATTGGGTGATTCCAGAAGGACCATTGAGAGGAAATTAGAAAGTAATGGTAATGATAAGAAAACAAAGGAATCGAAAATAAAAGAGTTTGAGGGGGTTTTAAACGAAGTATCGGAATCAATTAGTATGTACGATAATGTTAATGGGTTATCGATAGATGATGCGAAGAAAGAGTGGGACCTTGCAAAAGGTAAACTATCGGATATTCAACAACAAATAGACCGTTTGGAATCTCAATATGAGAGGAATTTAGAGAAGCTTACACATTTGGAAACACATGAATATGACCCAAATTGTAAGTTTTGTATGAACAATGTATTTGTGAAGGATGCAATTGCAACAAAAGAAATAGTTAAAACACAGGAATCACAGTTAGAAACACTTAATATTGCACAACATGCTTTGATAAGAGTAACTGAACCTTTTTCCGAAGTAGAGGAAGTATGGGAAAAGCTGGTTGATTTAAGAAATAAGTATAATAAAGGAATTGTACTTAAAGAAAAGACTGAAGCTGAATTAGATGGTTTAGAAACACAAACCGAACTTCTTAAAACTCAATTAGAAGGTGTTGATAGTGATATTCAACGATATAACGAAAACATTGCAACGATAAGTAAAAATACAGCAATAAACCAAGAAATTAGAGTTTTAGAAGTTGATAAGAAAAATATAGAAAGTGATATTGCAATCACCAATAAAAAAATATTGACTATTACTGGTGAGATGGGTTCTATTGAATCGTTTATAAATGTGACAAAATCTAAAATACAAGAAGTTAAAGATTTAGAACAAAAGAATGATTTATATACCTACTATTTGGATGCTGTTAAAAAAGATGGTGTACCTTATGAACTTATTTCTAAAGCAATGCCGGTAATTGAGAATGAAGTAAACAATATTCTAGCACAAGTTGTAGATTTCTCACTTTCAATGGATACCGATGGTAAGAACATTAACGCTAAAATCGTTTACGAAGACCAGGCATGGAATTTAGAGATGTGTAGTGGTATGGAGAAGTTTATATCCGGGCTGGCTATTAGAGTGGCTCTAATTAACATCTGTGGATTACCTAGACCTAACTTCCTAGTAATAGATGAAGGGTTTGGTACATTGGATGCGGATAATCTATCTTCATTGTTTATGATGATGCAGTATCTTAAAACACAATTCGATTTTATTTGGATGATTTCTCACTTGGAACAAATGAGAGATATCGTAGATGGGTTAATTGAGATTAAAAAGGATAATGGGTTTTCTAAAATTAACTTTTAGAATTAACTGGTAATATATTTTTAGGTAGAGGTTTCTTTGAAGCTTCTACCTTTTCTTTTATAAGGGTTTCTACTAATCCATTTATTTTGTATCCTCTTTCTTTACAAAATTCTTTTAATAATTGATGAATTTCAGCATCAATTTGTATCATTGAGTATTTTTTCATAACGTTTCTTTAGTTTTATTTAGTATTCTTTAGATTTTTCTTTTGATTATAATTATTGTAAATATTTATTTTATATCATTAGAAAATAACACTATTAATGCCAAGAATAAAAAAATACGCAGATGGTCAGAAAAGTAATTTAAATCCAGTACAGACATTAAGTTCTTTTCAAACATTTCTGATAGATGACAGTCCGAATTCCACATATTTTAAAATTACCGAATTTAACGATACGTTTACTGGTGGTAAAAATGGATTTTTAATAGAAGGGTCTGAATATCTAAAAGAAACAACTGAAATAAAAATACAAATATTAGATGTTGCTGGCAATCCTGTTTATTATGAACCTGGTAATGGTGTACCTGAATACTATGAAGGTACTTCTAAACTAATAGCAGTTTATATATACGAAGATACTCCGATAGGTGAAGCAAAGATTACTATTCTCGGTGAGTTGAAAAGTTATGTAGATGACGGTGGTGTTGTAAGAGATGTACCTGATGAGTGGAAAAATGTTTATAATGTAAAATGGGAAAAACCATTTAAAATTAATAGATTATTATCGAATGAGGATAAGGTAAGATTTTATAAAAGACCAAACGTATCTATTACGGAAATAGTAAAACCTATTTATTCTAATATTAGCTCTACAATAACACAAAAAGGGCATGTAGATGGTTTTTCACAAGTACCCGCCGCCGGTACTCCCCTTACAAATTTTAGCCAACCAACAAGTTATCTTGTACAAATTAACGATGGTGGTGCATGGACGGGTTCGGTAGTTGGAACAACAATTGAATTTACTGACCTTAATTTCTTTTCACAAGCAGATGATATAATTAGTAAAACTGATTTAACAATTACTAATCCTTATACCGTAAATGGATTGGTATCAGATTTTTCAAATCAAAGATATACCGCATCATTTAATTATATTGAGGGACTAGATAATTTAAAAACCGCACTTACCGGTTCATTTGCAAAAATAACATTATCGGATTTAACTACATTCGTAGGGGATGTGGCTAGAGTAAAGATATTCAGAAAATCTCAATCAGACCTTTCCGATTATCAATTTATACAAGAAATTCAGTTAGAGTCTAATGAAATATTAAGAGATTTAGAAACAACTGTTAAGAATGAAGAATATTATGGTGGATTTGATTTATTTAATTTTAAAAATTATTGGGTAACTTCTTCTAATAATTTATCTACTGAATTTAATCAAACGTATCTATACAACTCGGTTAAATTAAACAGTTCAGGAACAAATTTATTCTATACAACTAAATCTTTAGATATTAATGCTGATAGTGAATATAGTTTAACATTTAACGTTAGAGCGGGTAGTCCAATTAATACTACTGATACTCTTTTGGTATATTTAAGTGGTTCTAAACAGTCTACATATAACAATGTAATAACAAATGTAGGCACAAAGCAAAATATTTTAAATGTAACTTCCGATAATAGTTTATTACAAAAATCTCAAATAACTGCAAACTTTAAAGCGGAAGATTTATCGGATGTAAAATTATTTTTTGAAGTTAAAGGAAATGCATGGTATATATCGGATGTAAGTTTAAGAGCATCACAAGAAACTGCATTTTCTCCGGATGAAATCTCATTTATTCAACCAATACCGAGAACATTACCGAGAGAAACATTTGATTTTAGATTTCAGTTTTACGATATTAATAACAATTATATTCCTGTAGTTGTTGAAGAAAGTAAAACATTTGATGGTGGTAATTTAAATGTAATTAATAAAGATTTACAACTAGTTCCATCTTCTTTATATTTCCAATTTGATTCTGGATCCGGAAATGGTAACCCTATTCCACCAACCGTAATTTCGATTGATGTAATAAAAAGCTATTTAACCGGTTCGGTAACATATACATCTCGTTCTTTTGATTTTTTTGGAAATGAATTATCTTCTTCTCAATACGTTGGGGGACAAGTGCCTGGATTACTTTTGAATAGAGAAACTGATTTATTAACTTTAACTGTTGCAAACTTTACAGGTTCTAACGAAGATATTGTTGTTCAATATATAGAATTTACCGGTGAGTGTGAAGGAATAAATGATTCCATTATCATAACAAGAGTTGTAGATGGTAAGGGTGGTGTAAATTATGAGATAAGACCATATAGAGGAACTGTAATTAGAAATAATGACCCATCTGGTTCACTTGAAGTTCAGGCAGTAAGAATAGATGGAATAAACGAATTAGATATTAGAAGTGGATTGCCATACGGCCGTTCTAGTAATAGATTATACGTTGCTTCTGGTTCATATTATGTAACATTGACCGATGCATCTGCCAGTGGATTTGTAAAAGGAATTTATCCAGGTGTTACCGGTTCTGGAGAACTTGATTATAATGCAATTTTTAATAGAGATTCAATAGATGGGCAAAGAACTATTTACTTAATAGCATCGGGTTCAGAACCTACTCCAACAAATCCTAATGTAACTGCATCAATTTATACAACATTAACATTAACGGATTTATTAGATGGTATTGATGCTGGATTTGTAACCTACGATGCTGATGCATTTACTATAAATCCAAGATTATCAAAAGTATTTACTCCACCATCTGCAAGTGCAACTGCATCGTTTTATAGAAGGGGTACAAGTTCAAATCCAATTTCGGCATCAGTTATGGTTTACCCATCGATGTCTATAAATTCAGATTTTGTACCAGAGTATTGGGTATATTATATGACTCAGAGTGTAAATTCTGATATTAAAATAAGTGCAACTGATGATAATAACTACATTATAAATTCTACTTTAGAAAATCAATTTGTAGGAACACCTTTATCTCAAAGTAAAACTCTTACAATAAATTGGACTTATATTGAACCATATTCTTCGGAATCAGTAAGCATTAATAAAACGTTTACAATTGTTCCAGAAGGTAAACCTGGAGATGAAAGTATAGTATTTGAAATAGTTCCTGCGAATGTAAATCTTAATGCAAACTCAAGAGGTATTGTAAATGATTATAAACCATCTACTGGTGAAATTAGATTGAAGCAAGGGTCTAGATATTTGTTATTTACTGGAAGTAGATTTCCTGGAACATTCCATATTGCAACAGCATCTATTGTAGCAAATAATATAACAAATGGTAATATAAGATTTGATAACAACTATACTCATTCACTTATTTTTAGTGCATCATCTAATATGACTAATTTAAGTGGAAGTATTGAATTTCCATTAGAGATTCAACCGTATTACACATCATCGGTTTATACAGCGAGTGTGTATCAGTATTTTACAAAAATATTAGATGGACCTCCACCGATTCAGATTGTAATATCACCAACATCGGTGGCAATACCTGCGGATGAAGTTGGTTATATTTCTTCATATGCAAGTACGAACACTACATTGACTGTTAAAGAAGGTGATGATTTTCTTACCTTTACAACGCGTTCAACTGCACCGGGTACTTGGAGAATAAATTCAATAGAAACTCGTAATTCTGGAGTTTGGAATATAAGAACGGGTTCATTATCATCATCTTCATTAAGTACAGCTACTATAAATTATAATAGGTTTGATGCACCATATGTTTCTGCAAGTGCTTTATATACAATTCAAGTATATCCATTTGCATTGGGGAGCGGGCATCAATATACATCTTCTATTTTTACTAGGACTCAAACATTTACAAAAAACGTAGCACCACCAAATGCACGTTCATTGGATTTTAGAGCATCAACGGCTACAATTAATTACGATAGAGATGGATATACTGATGTTGGTGATGTTACACTTACCGTAACTGCATTCAACACAACAGGTTCGTACATACCTGGTCAAACTGATGGACCGAATGCATATTTGTATTATGTAGAATCGGATGGTAGTGAAACATTTTATGCAGGGCCTAGTGTATTGGAAGGAACACCGCCGTTTTGTGAATTTAGCGGAATAAGTGGTGGTGATGCTGCAGGACCTGGTGAAAACAAAACATGGAAAGTAAAATTAACCGATGGTGCGGCACCAACTGTAACTCCATCAGTTCCATTACCACCATCAATAATAAAAGCAGAAGCACAATTAACAATAGCCGGTATTAAGGGTGGGGCAGATGCATACAAATACTCTGCAACAAATACCAATGCATCCATAACCGCTGATTTGTGGACAACGCAGTTTACGGGAAGTGGAATGCAAATTTCGGCATTTAAAGGTACAACTCAATTAGCACATACATCATCATACGTTATATCGCAAGAAGTTAATGATTATTTAGGAAATTTAATTGGTAACCTTGGATATTATTCTGCATCAATTTTTACTACATCTTCTTGGATTAATGTTGCACCACCCAATAGATTGATAGGTAACCCTGCGGCAATTAACGATATAGTTAGTTGGTACGCACCTGCGGTTAATCATAGTGCTGAAATTATTTATAAAATCGATTATGAAAAAAATAGACAAATTGATTTTGTAACACAATCATTAGCAGTTCAATTTACACCACCGGCACCTTATAGTGCAAACTTATCCAGTGAAAACGCTGGAATTATATATAGAGTTTCTGGAGAAGTCGAATTTGATTTATCTACAACTACAATAAGAGTTTTTAGAGGAGATTTAGAATTAACAAATGTTTCAACTTTTAGCGGAGGGCAATTAGATGCATATGGTGTAACCGGATATCCAAATCAATGTAGAGTAAGTATTCTATCATACTCTGGACATTTAACTTTGGCCGGTGGATTAACGGCTGGTTCTCATGTTTCGGGTGGTCCGGCATCTTTTGCAGGTATAAGTAATTGGTCAAGTCCTGAAACAATTTCATCCGGTGAAATTATATTCCAAATAGATTGTGAAGGTAGAGAAACGCTTTATAAAACTCTTTCTCTATCAGTAGTATATGAAGGTAATACTGGTCCTGGTATTGTGATGAGAGGTATATGGAGTTCAACTATTGATTATATATCTGAAATAGCAAACCAAAGAAGAGATGCTGTAATTTGGCCTGACCCAGCAACAATAAATAAAGAAACACACTATTGGGCTGCTATAACAGGTAGTGGACCTGGAACACCGGTTGGAGCACAACAACCAGATGGTTCGGCACCATATACTGATACAACATATTGGCAGTATTTAGGACAAGAAGAATTTTTTGTATCGGCCAAGATTGCGATATTTGAAGAATCATATGTAAAGAATACTTTAAATGTTGGTACTAAAGATGGAACTGGTGCTTTTGCCAATATTGTATTAGCGGGTGGTAGAACTGACCCATATATTGCCATAGGCCAAACGGGTACACAAGGAACATCGGGTACAGGAACTTCAATTAGCGGACCGGGTGTAATTGGGTATAATAGACCCGGTATTTTTATGGGTGTTTATGAAGACGGTGCAAATGGTACAACAGGACGTTTCTCAATTAAAACAACTGGTACATCTGGTAAGGGAATGTTTTGGGATGGTGACCAATTGACTATAGTTGGTTCTATACGTCAAAGACAACCTGGTATTCCTGAAGGAAGTTATAGAGGTATATGGGCTTCTGGGGTAACCTATTATCCAGACGATACTGTAAGATATGCATCATCTACATGGATAAATTCAAATACACATACTTCTACAAACGATAACAATATTAATACCGGTTATCCACCGGATGCAACCAATACTTGGGCAGTATCCGCTGCAGCTGGTACATCTGGAACAACTGGCACATCCGGCACCACTGGTACCGCGGGCACAACTGGTACTGCTGGGGGTCCTGGTCCTGGTGTTGTATATAGGGGATTATTTAATCCAAATGAAAGATATTTTCATACAACCGAAAGAAAAGATATTACTAAATATGGTAGTACATACTATCTCACAAATAATACGGGATTGAATGGAAGTGCGGGTACTCAAGGTGCCGGTACATTTTGGAATTATCCTGGTGGCGGAAATACAAACTGGACTTCGTTTGGTGCACAATTCAGTTCAGTAGCAACCGATGTATTATTTGCAGTAGAACAATATGTTGATAAAACTATTAATATCGGTGCAAGAGGAGCAAATTCACTTATTGTTTTAAATGCAAATGAAAGTGGTTCTAATGCTAATCCTTATTTATCTATTGGACAAATAAGCTCTAGTATTGGTCCTGGTAACTGGGTTACAGAATCTCAAGTTCAAGGTTATGATAATACTGGAATTTTTATGGGATTTGACCAAGGGGTTTCGAAATTATCATTAAAGGGAGTATCTGGTTCGCTTCTTTGGAACGGTGAAGATTTATCTATAAATGGTTCTATTAATTCAAATGATGGTACAATTGGTGGATGGACTATAGGACCTGGATCAATAATATCAGCAGACCAAAATATTAGATTATATTCAGAACCATCCGAATCAATTGCGGTATTTGATGGCGCAGGTAGTTTAAGATTTTTCGCAAATACAAAATTAACATTACCAGAACCAACTGGCATAACATATCCAAATGCTATTTTACCAACATATACTACTTCATCAAATCAAACTAATGGTGTACCAAATGATGGAACATTTGACCCATATTATGGTGGAACTATTGCATATGATTATAATATTATACCAAGTTCAAATGGTTCGTTCACCACTCAAGCAGCCGGTCAACATGTTATAACATATAATTTACCATTCAGTTATAATAATTATGTAACCGCAAATGGTTCAGCGGATGGGACTTTATACTTACGTTTGATTCTCACAACAGGAGGACATTATCCACAGCCATTTACTAATTATGTAGAAACTTCAAACTATGCAATTGCATCTGCACAAGGTACGGTAAATCAATATTATGAATGGAACGGATTTCAATATACAATATCTTATTATCCAGGATCTCAAACTTCTTATTTGCCGGCAACAAAAATGACAATATTGGCAGATTTACAATCTGGAGTAACTTATTATTTAACTTTAGTTGGATACGCATACGCGCATAGTAATGATACATCTGACCCGTCTCAGTATCCTCCGTATGGATTTGATTCGGAAGTAGATACAAGCTTGTTTGCAGCATCTACTGGAACTGTAACAATAAAAACAATATCAGCGGGTACTATTATAAATGGTGGTGGCTTCCAGGCCGTATTGGCAGATGATAAGTATTTGAGGGTAAGAGATGGTGTAAGTGGTTCTTATAACTTTTCAACCGAAATCACAGGTAGTTTAATGGTCGATAGGTCGATTAGTAAATATAGTAATGGATATGGAAATCCATCTGCAGTAAAAGCATTTGGAACAATTAGATACAATGGTGGTGGTATTACAAATGCTGCAAACTATACTATTTTAAATCGTTACAATATTAGTAGTACATTAGCTGTAGGTTCATTTAATATTTATGATGTAATTTTTACCAATCCAATGGATTCTACGGATTATATTGTTCAAACCACAACGTCAAACGTAGCATATGCTAGCCAAGAAGTTGGAAATATGGCCGTAATTACTGGAAAAAGTATTAGTGGATTTTCTTTTAGAATAGAAAGACCTAGTCATACTAGTCCTGGTATTGTAACAACCTATATTGGCGGTAA